CTTCTAGTGATACCACAAGGATGTTCGCCAACCTGCGGTTCCTTAAGCCTAAGCAGAAATGGAATGGTACTTATGGGTCTAACTCAAGATATCACGTTAGTGCTGAAATGGCTCCACTTGAGGTTGCAAATGACTACACATATATTGACGGATTCATACCTGTTGAGATCAACAAGTTCAATATAGCTTTTGATCTAAGACCCACTCTAAATCACTTCTTAATCAAGAGAGAATTTCCAGTGATCTTAGGACCTGATTGTATAGAAGCAAAGAGAACGAGGGTATTTGATCCTATTGCCAGAGAACTTTTTGCAGAAAGTATACATCAGCTGAAGAGATCTAGATGCGAGTTTATCTTGTCTGCTTTAAGATGGCCTACAGGGATTCCATCATTGAGATTCATTGAATTCTTCTTTGAGGATCATGTTTTTCTAGACATCAGAGGGTCTGAGATGGATACTTATCTAAAGTTACTTCTTCAGGCCTCTGGTGATCCATACTTATCAGTAGAAGATCAAATGATTGTGATATACAGAAAAATATTAGTTGAAGCTAAGAAGCTTGGACTAACTGCTATGGATCTGCCAGGGTATGACCTGATAGGAGACATATGTGTTGTACAAGCCGCAAGAGTGGCCAAGATGGCAGCCAAAACCATTAACAAAAGTGATATTCGACTTATGATATATTTTAGTTTGGCTCCTGCAGAATATATACAGAAATTCCTAGCTAAGACATTTTGCATACTCGATAGGCCTAAGGTTCTATCGTATTCAGAAATGTTTAATTCCTTTTTAGAAACATCAGACAGCTTCAGAAGAAATTATCTCTCAGTGTCCTGGAGTAAAGACTGGCCAACTCCATTGGAATCCAAGAGACTTGGAGAGCAGCAAAAGAAGTATAAAAAGGATAAGAGAGTGACAAAGTGGCTGCCAGTTTTCCCCCATTTCCCCTAATTTAGAATTTTGATTTGTAATTTTGGTTGTTTTTTGTTTTTGTTTTTGTTTTTGTTTTTGTTTTGTTTTTTGTTTTTTTGTTTTTATTTTGTTTTTTATATAGTTTTTTATTTTCCCAAAATCACTCACCCACCAAATTAACCCTGAAATTTCCCCCATAATTAATTTCCCCCTTAGGCAGCCAAGCAATTTATTTATTGGTCTTGGATCTGTACAAGGCAGCAGCTTTCTCAATCACTGGGGTCAGTTTTAGGTCACTATCAAGAATTCCGATCTGCTTGAGTAGCTTGCGCTTGTCATCCTTAGTGAAGAAATTTCCAGTCATGGCAGCCATATTAGGCTTCTCAAAAGAGGCGGCAATCTCAATGGCTGATTTAGTTCTGAGAGAAGGGTTGATCGTCTTGGAGAATTCTATCATGAATAACCCATGAGCATCAGCCAATTCAGCCCCTCTGCCCTCAGGTAGCTCAAGGTCAATTATTCCAGCAAAGCTAGGATGCATCATAGCCCTGGGATAGACAGCACCATCAAGGATGCTATCCATAATAGAGCCAGTAACAGGTATATTTTCTGCCAGTTGCCTCAAGGCCATAATGGTCCAGGGGACAAAAGCAGCAGAGACTCTAGACAGAGTAATAGTATCTCTACCTGGGTTTCCCTCTTTTAGCTCATAAACACTGATTAACTCCAGAACAATTCTCTGTCCTTTCTCCTGCATCTTCCTCACCATTGCTTCTGGTTTGTTGCCTCTCATCAGATTCAGGACTATCATCATCTTAACATCCTGCTTCCAATTGCGAGCCTTAGCCAAGCCTCTCTGCCGCACAAGTTCGACGATCCTTTTGGGATCAAATCCTTGGTAAGCAAAGTCATTAGCCCAAACTGAAATCATGTTGAAATCAGCTGAATCATTGGCAAAAGCCATGGCGATCTCTCGGTAGTTTTCCTCAGACATGATTGTTATTAGTCAGTTATAATACGGGATTCTCTGTG